CATTTTATCCATTACATCCGCATAAGCTGGTGATCCTGGTATGTAGCCAGCGTCAATCGCCAATTGTGCTTCTGGGCTTCGTTTTTCGCCGTCTTTTTTACTGACTAAGCTATCCAATATCTTTCCATATTCGGTCTTAAACTCAGGAGAATCAGCGGAAAGATTTGGATATCTGGCAAGGGTGATGTCATACGCATTTCGTTGCGCTTCTGTCTTAGACTCTGGCTTATCTTTAAGCAGTAGGCTTTGCAGGTTAGTAGCAAGAAATCCTTGGAATTCTTGTGACTCAGTATCAAGAGTTGGATTTTGCGCAACAGTAAGTTGAAACGCATTTTTATACGCTTCAGTATCCGATTTCGCGCGGCCTGTCCTTTGCAAGCGAATTTTTTCATCCTCTAACGATTTCCACTCAATACTTTCTGGGTCCAAATTAGCCTGTAGCAGCGTAATTTCTCTGATACGCGCAGCTTCTTGGATCCCCGCAGGCAACGCTTGGGCACGTTCGCGGTCGGCCTGGGCTTGCCGTTGACGTGCCAACGCCATTTTGCTGCCCTGCTCATTCATGAAGTCAGTTAACGTCAGCGCCAGTTCTTGATCACCAGCCTGCGACGCGCGCTGGATGCCGCCCATGAGCGACTCAAGGTCTGCAGGGTTGATCGACTGCATGATCTCCTGCCGCTGGCGGATGCGCTGCAGCTGTGGGTCTTGCACGCCCAACAGACCAGTTATGCCGCGACCCAGCTGCTGCGCGCCCATGAACACGCCGTAATTGGCCTGCTGCAATGGGGTAAGCCCCGCAAAATTTATCGCGCGTTGCTGTTCGCCGGCCTGCTGCTGCGCCATCTGCTGCGCCTGATATTGTTCAGGCGACATGAATAGACCTAAGATATTAGAAGTGGCCATAACCTTGAAACCTTGCGCTAGTGTTGGGTGAAAAATATGTGCCTGATCCTAAATTAGCCCCGCTACCTGGCCCCCAATCGTAATCCGCCGCGTTAGGCTGCCCAAACATACCCGCCACGCCGCTAACCAATGCTGGGTTGCTGCCAAAACCCATCAACGCCGCAGACACAGGGTCAAACGCAGCCGCCTGTGTTGTACGCGCTGCGCTCAGCCCGCCTTGGAACAACGTCTGGCCTACGTTGGCGCCTGCGGTCGCTGCACGGCCACCCAACTGCGCGCCGATGTCCAGCGGCTGTTGACCCAAGCTCTCTAGCGTATTGTGGTCGTGAACGGATTCAGCGCGCCGGTGACACCCGACTCGTAACCGCCCAGCAAACCTGCACCTTGGCCAAACAGACCGGTGCCAAACGCCAGCTGACGCTGGCCTTCTTGTTGGGCTTGAGCTGCTAGTGCTGCGTCCTGCTGAGCTAATGCGTTGTAATACGCCTCCATCTCAGGGTTAGCTGCAGCCAGACCGGGGCTGCCGCCTGGTCGCATACCAGTACCACCAACGGCTAAGCCGCCACGGCCAGTTTGATACAGTTGATTTTGCAGCTGGGCGTACTGACGTTCGCGGCTAGGCGCAAGCAAGTCGAGCTGGCGCTGCATGTATTGTTGCGCAACTTGTTCCGGGCTTTGTGCCAGATACTGACCACCAAGTTGAAACAGTTGTTGCCCGGCTTGACGCAACGGCGCGTAGGCTTCCGGCGCCATTTCGGCTTCGGACAACCGCTGCCCCGCCAGCGTATCCAAACGATCTTGATACGCTGCCAGACGTGGGTCAATCTGGTATCCAGCGCCAATCAATCGCCCTTCAGGGCTGAACTGGAACTGGCTCTGGCCAAACCGTGTCGTTACCCCAACGGGGCGAAAACGCTGCTCTTCGGCAGCAATTTGCGCGGCTTTTAGTTGCGCGTCAGCGGATATTTGCGCAGCACGTTTCTGCGCATTACCGCCTAATATGCCGCCTAAAAGGCTGGCGCCGCCGCCGATAAGTGCTGCCGTTACTGGCATGTTAGTACCCCTTTATCAGAACTTTATCCACCTTCGCCGGATCTTTCTCGTCGGTGGCGTGAATGCAATACCAAACACAATCTTCAATGGCTTTTATGCCATGTACCAAACCTGCTTTGACATCTATGCAAGCAGGCGCTTCAATAACTTCTATCTCATCGCCGATCAGCATGGCTACACGACCTCTAGCCAGAATCGACAGATGACTAAAGTTATGCGTGTGCTTCAAAATAGCTTGCCCTGCTTCTACACGCATCTCTTTGGCGTACATACCATCAGAGAAGTGATGAATAATCTGATAGTCAAGTAAATTTTCGACAATCATGCTGTGCGCTTCCATAAATAAACCGTAATGTACGGCTGGTAGTTCGCATTGGTGCCAGATGAACCTTCCGTTGAAACACTAGTAGCAACAGTAATTCCTGTTGTATTGCTATTAACTACAGACGCGTTTCCTGTTATAGAATTTGTGTACTGAACACTATTCCCGCCGCTAAAACTTTCGCCAATTTTTACTGTATGGCTGTGGCCAGGGTCAGTAACCGTAGATGTGGCAGTGTGCGTGTGGCTTACATTAACTGCATTTGCAGAACCACCCGTTTCTTCTGCCGTATCAAATAGCGAATTACCAGAATCAAAACCAACCATGACACGACCCGCGCCAAATGCGGTCCACGTACCAAACCCTAATAACGTGCCAGGATTGGTGCTGCTAGTTGCATTGGTATAGATAGAGCCAACTGGGTAAAGTGACTGTTTTATTGCATCAACAACATCTTGCACAAACGCAGTGGTAGCTATCTTGGTGCTATCGTCAGACGTTGACTGCGTAACAGCTATCGTGCCTGTCGGAAGCGTGGGCGTGCCAGTAAACGTGGGACTGGCAAGATCGGCTTTGGTCGCAACGGCAGTGGCGATATTGTTAAATTCGGTGTCAATCTCCGTGCCTTTAACAATCTTAGCCGCGTTACCAGACGCCAATGCGTCTTTGGCCGCGAAGTCCGTACTCTTTACATAGTTACTCACGTTACTCTCCCGTTTTTCGACAGAATCTCAATTTTTTGAATCGACAACGGCGAAGAATTGATGTCAGCTTCGTAGCCCGTTTGAACAATACGGCCAGTGCCCGTACCTTGCGCATATAGCGTCTGTAGTGCAATACCATCAGCATACTCCGCAACAGGAACCCCATTAGCGCCATATTCAGCAATGCCATATTCCGACACGCTTTGTGTAGGAATTTGCGTGTTTTGCGACAAATAGTTTTCGTTAAAATCAAAACCCCACTTAATGGTGATGTATTGATTTGTGCCGCCAATCACAATCACACCAATGCGCTTCAATATAGACGTAACACTTTGGTCGCCCAAGTCGCTGTGATTGGTGTAGTACTGGAATCGATACTCAGCTGTGTCATCCAGATACGTGCTGTATTTACCAATGTAGCCAGTCTGACCTAGCAGCAAATCACCATTGCGACGCGACAACAAAGCCGACGGCGTAATCGACGTCCATTGCGTCACTCGCGCAGATCCATCAGGCAAGTAGCCACGCGTATCAAACACGTAAACAGACTGATTGGTCGGCAACGTCAGCAGGTAAAACGCATTGATTTCCGAGTACACGGCCTTGATATTAGCCAGCGTCTCACCAGCAATAATGCCCATTAAGTCGTTTCGCACGTTCTTGCTGATATCACGGAACGGCGCTGATTTTTCTTGGATCGTTCGCATCAGTGAGCGCACACCGCTGTTAGACAGGAAGAAAACGTCAGTCGCAGTAGGTTGTATCGAGTCGCGCGCGATACAGCCAATGCCAACCACCGTATCGCTTAGCGACATCGTTGCCGGTGCTGTCGCGCCTTGGTAAACCAATATCTGGCGCTTACCAAAGATAATCAGGAAATTGTTGTGCGCAGCTAAGCCGACGATCTCATCTGGCCCCGCAGGCCATACATTGTTTACATTCAGTGTGCCAGATGTACCACCGCTGTAAACGTGGCCAGCCAGCAAATCAGAAAACGTCAGGGTTTGTTTATCTGATGCAGTATTCGCAATCCACAGACGACCGTACGCTGATATGACAACATTGCCCGACGGCACCGTGCCAGCATACCCCGTCTTCTCACTGACACGGCGGTACGTGGTGGTACTGACCGCTGGATCGTAAATCAGCGGATCATGGCCTGTCTGGAAGAAATACGTAATGCCATTAAGCGACGCGCACTGCCAGTTGTTAGCTGTGATGGTCGGGGCGGTGCCCCCTCCCCCGTAGGTCAACTCGACAACTGCATTGCTGCCGTCGAGTTTGAAAATCTTGTTGTTGCCGGCAAACAGAATCGTGTACGTACCGTCAGCCACCACCAACTCATGGATGACGCCCACATCATTGGCGCCTAGATTGCCAGAGCTGCTGTTGACTTTAGCCCAGCCCTCTCTCGCACCTACCCGGCCATACTGATCAATGACGCAATTCGTCGCCACCAAAGCAAACCCCGCGTTCAGATCGAGCGGCGAATCTTGGGTGTTCAGGCCGTAAAAGCCTGGCGCCGAGATCGTATCGATGCGCAGTGGCTGGCTCATGAGGCGTAGAACTCCTGCATTTCTGGGAACCGCGTGGCTTCCAAAGCAATGTAATCCGACAGCATGGTCTTATACAGCGCGTAGGCTTCCGAAGAGTTCAAACCGCCGTCTTCGCCGCGCTCAACCAAAGCGCGGGCGTAAGCGTTTTGCGCTACCAACACATCCGGCACCAACACCGATGTCGAGTCCGACGATAGCGCGGCTTGTGGAACCGACAGGAAAAACTTGATGGTGTAGACGCCGTTAGGCCGCCCCCACAGCTGCACCTTAGCGTCGCCGTTGCCGTCCACGCCCTCAAAGCAGTATTCGGTAGGAACAGCAGTCACTTGTGGCTGCAGGTTCTGCTTGCGCCGCATCTCACCCACAGGAATGACTTCCATGACGACATTGCTGGTGGTGTTTAGTGGATCGCTGGTAACGCGGAACTTCTGACCTGCGCCGGTCAACGAGTATTCGTACGTGGCGGATGTCGTAGTAAAAGTGATTTCTTGGCCTAGCGCATTCCAATCGTAGGCGTCCTCGATCTGGCGTTTGGCATCATTGACAAACTTACCGATCAAGGAAGAATAGCTAGTCAGGCCAACGGTTGTGACCTGTTGTTCCCGCAAGCGGGCTAACACATCGTTGACGAGTTCTAAGTAGGTCATTTGCTTTTCGCCTTATTCCTTGCGGAGATAGCTTTAGCTTTTACCTTTGCATCTGCCTTGGATGTAGCGCCCCAAGCGTTTAAGGACAACAGCAGCCGGGTGGGCTTGCCGTCTACACGCTCCGGACCGGGCATATTGCCCATCCTGGCAAGAAAAGAAGCTCGTCGTGGGTTATCGCCGGATTTCACCGGCGCTTTGAGGTTTCCCCCAGTTGCTGCATTATAAGACTCCCGGCCTTTGGCATTCAAGCCGCCTTTTGCATTTTGACCGGCTTTTCTTTGCCAAGCGGGTGTTTTCATTTCTTCCTCGCTGCCCTCATGTTGTCGATCAAATTCGGATAGGGCCGTCCAGCTGCCTTGGCCATACGCTTGGCCGACGCCTTTTTCGCTGGGGTCAAGGGCTTAGACTCACCCAGCTTTTTAGGCCGTTTGGCCTCCCAGACCGGCTTCACTTTTTGGCCTTTTTCTTGGCCATGCCGGCCATGCTAAGCCCGATAGCTACCGCCTGTTTCTGCGGGTAGCCCTCTTTGCGCAGCTTGCTGATCTTGGCCGAAGCAGCTTCCTGCTTGCCTTTTTTCGTGTAGGGGTACTTCTTTCCGTCGACCATTGGCATGATGTCACCCTCTAAATAATGTGCGGTCCAAAATAAACGTGCCGATGCTGGTGAGTACCGACACAATAGCCATGCCTGCCCACAGACCGCCTTTGGACTTGTTGGCCATCTCTAATAGCTTTTTGACGTCGTCGCGTAAGGCATGAACTTCTGTCTGAAGTGCCTCTACCTGCGCCTCCAGCTTGCCGAACTCTCTTGGGTCAATTTCTGACATGTTCCTTCCTTGGACGGCCGGGACGGCGCGCGTATTCGGGCGGCGTCATGGCGATCTGTCTGGTTTCATCCTCCACGGGAGCGTCTTCATCAACACGGACGTATCCAGCGTGGCCTTTCATGCTGTCTATATCGTGCTGGAGCGTAAACGTAACAGTTTGCCCGCTTTGCAAACAGCGGAATGTCGCGGCCATGTTGCCTCCAGAAGTGAGTTCGGGGGCCGAAGCCCCCGGGTATTACGCCAACGAGCGAACGACAACCAGACGAAGCGTGGCGGAGGCCAAATCGACCGTATCGCCAGTTTCATTCTGGAAACGGATGCTGACGGTGTTGGCTGCGCTAACGTACGCAGTTACGATCAGCCCCGCTACGTCCACTGCGAGCGATGCGCTCAACACCATGTCGCC